CGCAAACTGATTCTGAATCCACAGGGTGTCTACACGACGACGAGCAATACATCGGCACGTTCGTTCGCTATCATACCGATGGATGTTCCGTCCGGTGGAATCAAATCGTTCAGAGAGGCTGCAGACTACCCCGTATACGTCACGTTTCCGTCGCGGCTCGATTCACTCGACCGACTCACGATCAGTTGGCTCGACCGAAACGGAAAACCTCTGGATTTCCACGGACTCGATGTGAATTCATTCACGCTACGACTTCATACGATACACGTACCGGATCAAGTCGAACGTCCTGTCAGTTTACCACCACCCGTCCCGTTTGAAAAGGAGAATCAGAAGATTGTGTGGGGGGCGATGCTCGCGCTCGTTATTGGCCTCATGTTGATTATTTTAGCCGGGAAGAAACGGGTTTAATAGTCCTCCGTCATGACGGACATACCTTTGATGCGACGCTGCTCAGCCTGAGTCGTCTGACCTGGGACGCGCCAAACGCCGGCGCGGCTCATCGCGAGGATCGCGAGAACGAGCAGCAGAATAAGAATGATGGTCGAACGCTTCATTTGATACTAGGGTGAGAAAATTATGTGGCGCTTCAGTATGTCGTACTATACGGCCATCAGACACGCGACGCCGAAAGATATAGTTCGAATGTACACACCGAGTCGCGAGTATCAAAGGACGGTCCGGAAAGCTTCTCCGAAAACACTCAGAAGAATGTCAAAGGAGGAGAACATGAGAGTGAGGTATTTGTCGCGTCATTATGTAGACAAGCGAGCGAAAGAGATTGCAAATTTCGCCGCCAGAAACAGAAACATAAACAAGGTTCAAAAATTACTCGCCAGCTTCACAAGAGAACTCGAGCTGGCTCGGGCCCAAAACTGGTCGAATCACGACACTCGTCTGATTTCTTACTATCCTCATCCACGTGCCACGCTTCGAAAAATAATTTACTACATGAAGCAACACATGAAACGCCTCGAGTTTGCAAAGTTTCTCGCTGGACGAAAGGTGGCTGAGATGATGATGCCCAAAGCAAAGGCGAATTTCTTGAAGAAGGCTCAAACGTAAACACCATCAGAAGCCTGTTTCCAATACTGAACGTCTGATTCGAGTTGTCGAATACGACTCAGGAGTTCAATCTCAACCTGTTCTTTGTGTTCGAGCCTGTTCCTGAGACGCTCTATTTCATTCTCAAACTGTTTCGACTGAACACGAACATCTTTCACCTCCCTGGAAGTTTCCCATGCAATGTGCATCTTGGACTTTTTGTGCTGTGCCAGGTTTTTATACGTAAAGTTGGGACGACACGGACACGTCAAAAGTGTAGAAACGTCCATATCTACGAATAGGATTCAGTCTTTAAATCAAGTCGCTGCGCGACTTGGGGTCTTCGCTACGCGGGCGGTCATCTACGATGACCTTAAAACTTCGTACGGACCCACGCCGCGTTCTTGAGCACGGTTCTCTGTGCCGTCGGCGACGTACGCTTGAGGTAACGCGCCAGAATCTGGAGGCGACGGAACACCGCCAGCGGCGAGTTGCTCTTCATGGCAAAGGTCAGCGACTTGTACCGGTTCGGCACGTTGGCTGACACGGTGTACCCGTACAGCTTGCCTGGCGACAGGGGTGGAAGCGTGTACGGGCCTTTGCCTGGAAGACCACGGTTTCTGATGCGCGTGGATTTGACGCGGACGACACCGCTTGAAATGTGACGCGTGTAAGCGCGGTGATTCGGGCTGGCTGGGACGCGGATCGTCCGCGACTTGCGACGGAACGTGTACGCCCGACGAATGATGGTTGGCATTACTATCTACCAGATAAAAAAACAGAGTGTCTGTCTTCCAATGAAGTACGTCGTCGGTGATTTCGAGTCCACGGCTCAAAAGATTATACACTCGATAAGCTTCGCCCCTGTGAACGTCACTGAGAAAAAGACGTGGGTGTCACACGGACGTCATCAAAATCCAGAGTACCGCAAGAATCGTTCCGTGACTCACGGTGAGCTCCGAACAATTTTCATCAAGGAGGCGCTCGATGACCCTATGGTTGCCGAGAATGATCGCGTCCAATCAAAGCTCGGCCGGACGATCATCCACGGACAAGAGGCGGTTGTGCTTCCGTTTCGCGACGCCATATGTGAGTTTATGCACTGTGTGTGGGAGCAAGGGGATGGCAACTGGCTCGCACACTCGATGGATAACGAGCTTGAGATTCTACAGGTGACCGACAAGCACTTCAAGACGGGTCTGTTTCCGAAACCGCTCCGGGCGTTTCCAGACCATTCGACGATTCCCGGATGGTCGAAGCTCGCCAAGGTGTGTTCGCAGCACGTGCTCACGACGCGGTGTCCAGAGTTTTTTGCGCGGTACGAGTCGTGGATGACGATGAATGGGTGGACGCCGACAAAGTTTTCGTCTCGTCTCGAGGACTTTGTTCGGTTTGTTCGGGACGACCGGGACTACTCTCAGCAGCACATTGCTCCGTGTGATGTGGTTGATCTGTGTGAGGTTCTCGCGGCGGCGAATCCTCCCCTGGATGGCAAATCGTACATGATTTCGACACCTGTGTACGCGTGGAATGGTACCCAAACGAAAACATCTTCAGCTTCGCCTCTGTAGAAACCCCAAAGTCAAAAATTTCAATCTTAGACATGTCGATATCGATGAAAGGATAACTGTACCGGGGTCTCAAACGCATCATCGTAAACAAAATGCTCGCCAAGTACGATTTCAAATTTCGCGTGTCGTACTCTGGATTTTCTGACCACGCCGACCGCATCACTTTAACGTCAGTGGATCCGACGAAAATTCCACACGGCGTATCCTCCATCGTACCACCATCGATGTATTTTCTTCCCTGGTGTTCGATGGTTGCAAACAGAAAAGGGACGGCGATGGTCATGCAGAGCGCATCGATCACAGACACGTCTGGTGTCGAGTCGCATGAAAAGTATTCGGTACGTCCCAGGTTGACGCAGTACGCGCTGATGTGCACCTTGGGCATCGTCGGGCGGAGGGCTTGCAGTTCGCGAAACGTCAGATCCTCTTTATTGAAAAAGACTCGGATGATGTCAGCGATGACGTTTCGAATCTTTTTTTGACTGACGAGTCCAAAGTTTTTCAGAAACTGACGGATGTTGGGTTTCATGATATCCTTTATCGGGATGTCCACAGAGTAATCGAGTATCGTTTTGATGTTGCCTTCGGCGACAACGTAGAAAAAGGCGAGGAGCCCACCAGCACTCGCCCCAGAAATTGCTTCGAGATTGTCTAGTTCGTGACAATCTCGAAGGGCGCCCATCGCGCCAAGAAATGCAAAATATGCCATCGCACCTGGTCCTATCGCCAGATGTTTCATTAATGTGTCAGTGAGTGTTCACTTTAGGCTCAGCATATAAAGTGTCGAACGTACCAGTGCTGTAATCTCATCCTGAATGTTCTTCAGGTACGAGTCTCGTGGAAGGCGCATGCGGCGAAGCTGTGTCAGAAGCGAGCGGAAATACAGTTTCGGGTTGCGTGCAATAGTGCGACGGCCGACAATGATGCGGCGGAAACGACCGTACTTACCCATGTATGCCTCGGCGTAACTGTCAAACAAAGGGACGATACCTTCGTAGTACGCCTGGAGCGCCTTGTGCTGCGCAAACGAATTTGTCGTCAGGTGAAAGGCGTGCGCCTGTGTACGGGAATTCATAAGAAGACCGACGTACTTCTGACCATTCATTTAATAGTAGGCGGCAAAATTCTTACGCAGGAAGGAGAAGACCAGAGCGAACACCAGGGTGTGCACGCCAACGGCCAGCAGGGAAGACTGGCCGGACATAAAGACGCCCTTGCCAGCCGGTGGGATGGTCAGCAGCACGCCTGGGGTCAGCAGCACGAACAGGATGGCGGGCACGATCATGTCAGCTGGGCGCAGGGACACCTTGAGCACAAACTTGGCAATCAGGTAGTACACCAGGGACAGCACCAGGGCGTGCACCAGCACTGGGCTGGGGCCCACGCGCAGGAGCAGGCCCGGGCTGAGCAGGGCGAACAGGATGGCTGGGGTCAGAATCTTGGGACCGGTGATATCCATGAGAGCAGATACTATCTACCGAGAAAATTGTCGGACAAACTCGGCAAAGTTGTGGAAGGACGCCTTATTCATCAAGGTGCTGCTGAGGTGGTTGTCCTCGAGGTACTGGCGAAGAGACATCCACATGTTGAGGACATCCTCAGAGTGCCAGTCGTGCCAGTCCTGAGGACCGAGCACAATCTCGTGGTCCTCCTGATCGTCGTAGGTGTCATCGACGTCGTCGGGACCGATGAGAGCGTCGTCACGGTACTCGTTGTTGATACCCATTTTTGGTTTCTACTTGTTTTTCTTACGTCTCGCCTTTTTAGTTAGGTGGAGGCGTGCGAAGCACGTCTCCTTCGCCGCGTAGCCTGTTGTTGTCTACTGACACTGGTCACTTCGCGACCAGTGACCTTTAAGCGGTTTTCTTGACGGTGATGGTGTTGCGCTCCTTGACTGGAGCGTGGTCGACTATGATCTGGTATAGCTGCTCGACTTTAGTTTCGTCGCCGCTGAAGTAGGCACGCAGACCCGCCAGAATGACATTCTTCGTGATGCTGCCACGGGACTCTTTGGTGTGCAGCGAAACCTTCTCCTGATTCACCTTGACCGTGTCAACGTCCTGTGTCTCCTTAATCTCCTTCATGTGGCCCTGGACCTGTGCCCGGAGCTCCTTTTCACGCTTATTCAGTACAGCCATGTCTTTCCTCGCAGCAGCAAGCTGGTGCTTCAGGGAGAGCCATTCAGTCATGACGGCCTTAAAGTCGTCCATTTGTTATTTAAAGTTGTTTATTTTTTAAGTCCCAAGTCGACAACGTCGACTTGATCCCAAGTCGACAACGTCGACTTGGTCTCTACTTCTCGTAGTTGTTCTCAATCTCAAACTTGGGGCGCATCGTGTCCGGGGGAATGGTGGACAGGTTAAAGATGCTGACCGCCTCGCGGGGGTTGGGCGGCTCAGAGCGGAAGTCGCGGTTGGCGTTACGCAGGTTGCCGCCGATCGTCTCGGGGAAACCAATCTGGGCACGGGGATCCAGGAAGTTCTGGCCAGACAGGATGGCGTCTGGAGAAAACTGGCCGAAGTCCTCGGTCGTCACCACCTCCTTGGGAATCAGACCCACGTTGGTGTTGTCGTACACTGGCATGTCGACCGTGCGCACACCGGAGCCACCCATGTCGAACGGGGCGGGCTCATCCACTGACGTGAAGGTGCCACCTGGAGCAGAGATGTGACCGCCGCCCTGCATGATACGGGGACCATCGCTGGCTGGCTTCGAATCGAGTGGGGCGGCGCCGACTGGGTCATCGCCTGTTGGGGTGTAGCCGCTACGCTGAGGATAAAATACCATCATGGCAATCAGGAACAGAAGAATCAGAATCGCCAGACCTTTGCCGTCCATGTTATAATAGTATACGACTTTTTTTTTCAGTCCAGGTAATCCGTCGGGTCGTCCTCCTCCTCACCCTCTGGCTCGTCTGCAAACTGGAACTCGACTGGGTATCCCTTCGTCTTTGGCTTTGGTGCCGGCCGCTGACGAACCTGGACGACGCGCCAGATGGGACCGAAGGAACGCTTGAGGAACCAGAGACCAGCCAGCTCAAACAGGAAATCACACGCCCCTGAAATCTCCTCAATCGGGTTCTTCTGAGCGTCAAAGAACGTCGTCACCACATTTCCCTTGATGGATGCCAGGGCAGCTGAGAGCTCACCGTCAGCGGACAGGCTCGCCTGGTAAGCCGAACGAATCGTCTCAGCCGAGATGTCCTTGCCGAACCACTCGAGCTTGCTCACCTCCGCCTGACTCAGAAGCTCGTTATCAATAGACTCGAACAAAGTTTTTGAGGGGATGCGGAGATTCACCTGACGCGTCTCCTTCGTCAATGGCGTATCCACCACCACGTTGTTCACCTGGTGGAAGACACGAGCGTCACCCTTTGCTGAAACCTTCAGAAAGTAACGACCGTCTGGAATCTTTACGGGAGTTCCGTACTCCATGGTACTGCTCAGAAAACAAACCTAAGCTCTAAGTAGAAATGAGCCTGGGTGTTTGTCCGGATGGCTATGTTGAATTACCAGTCGACAAGACCAGGTGTCGTCGCCCGACAGGATCTGCTATAACCGTTCCGAAGATTTGCCCGGACGGATTCACGATAGATGTATCGGGTCTCTGTCTGGTCAACACACCAGAAACAGTCGAACCGACGTGTCCATCTGGGTACATGCCCATTCCGACCGACCCTTCCAACTGTGCCACGTCGACCAGTTCAACCATCGTGGCCAAAGAATGCCCGGATGGGTACACGCTTCAGTCGAATGGACTCTGTGGAACAGGCAACACCTACGTGACAACAGGGCCGACGTATTGTGGACCACAGTACACCGGGAAGAACTGTATGTATCAGACACAGGTGACACCGGGAATAACACCCATCACAGGAACGGAATCGGGTCCGAACATGATATGTGCATTCCAGGAGGGCGATGCACAGTATCCGTGTGATCCAGGGTGCTGTACTCTTCCGACTGAAACAGAAACAGAAACAGGGTCCGGAACCGGCGACGGAACCGGCGACGGAACCGGCGACGGAACCGGCGACGGAACGGAACCTAAATTTCCAATCTGGGCAATCATCCTTCTGATTATTACAGGGACTATCTTGATGGCTATATTCATCGCATTCGCTCTCAAAAAAATGTCCAAGAATAAGTAGAGATGAGTACCAGCAACGTATTCGCAATGTTCACGGAATATTCCACTGCGTACAATTTCGTAAAAGACACACCAGTGTATGGTAATTTCATGGTCTGGCATCTGATACTGTTTATGGTTCTCGGGCCCATGCTCAACTGGCCGATGCTTGTACTTCTCCTGCTCGTGTTCGGTACCCAGACCGCGAAACTAGTTAAAGACGTGAAGAGCTCAACAAGTATCAATGGCTGACACTACCACCATCACCCTGCAGACTGTTATCGATGAGATCAAGCTCCTGCGCAAGGACCTGCGCAAGGTGAAGAGCCTGATTGAGGACCCTCTGGGTGAGAAGGCCAAGGCTCGTTCGACCAGCAACGGCTTCAACAAGCCCCTGGACATTTCCGAGGAGCTGCGTAAGTTTCTGAAGCTGGCTGCCGGTGAGCAGATCTCCCGTTCCCAGGTGACCAAGAAGGTGAATGAGTACGTGACGGAGAAGGGTCTGAAGCAGGGTCAGAACATCAACATGGATGCCGCTCTGAAGGCTATCCTGGACCCCCCTGCCGACGTGCAGGTGACGTTCCTGAACATCCAGAAGTACATCAACAAGCACTACATCAAGGCGGAGAAGCCCGTGAAGGAGAAGGCGACGCCGGCAGCCGCTGCGACTGCCGAGACGCCAAAGCCCGCAGCGGCGAAGCGTCCGACTGTGAAGAAGGCCTGAAACAGAGGGTGTTGTCAACTGGATCTATTTTTTTTCCACTAAATAGTAATGAACACAGTACTTCCTATCATCGCACTCATGACAATATTGAACGCTCGAACTGACGTGACTGTAATACATGCTAAATATTCCTTGTCCACGAAAGATGTACTTCTTTTGACGTTTCATCACTTTGTCATTTTGTTCATGATCCTTGGTGTTTTTTTCAAAACAAGTGGTCTCATCAGGGTTCATCTCGGTGTTGTCGTTGCGGCTTTAATATGTTGGTTCATGTTCGGTAACAAGTGTTTTTTGGCAGAATGGCAGCGAAACAGTATTGAATATACTGATGAAGACAGACTGATCATCCATAAATCGAATGGCATGCAGCTCTTTGAATTTTTTGGGATTGTCATTCCGTTACTCGCCATTGATATTCTGAAATTAAAATCAATGTAGGTACCAAATGAAGATTATTTTGCTCATAGCTTTTATTCTCCTGGTCTTATTCTTTGTTATGCGAAAGCCAGCAGCGAACCCGATGGATAACGCGTCAGGTACCGGTCCCGGGTACATTCCGGCGTTCCAGGGACACCCTGAGATTGGTGTCAGAAGTGCCTAAATATGATTCAGCCAGTTGTTTCCGTAGCGCTTGATCATCGCGTTAACACGTGCGGGACTGAAAACTGTTCGGGCCAAGCTGTTCCCGGCAGTTCTCGCTCTCGTGTGTGCGACGGCTCTCTTGGTTGCAATCTTACGACGAAGGATTTTGCGAAATGCAAGACGACCCCGAAGTTCTCGAGCGCTGTTCGTTCGTCGCCGCTCTACATTAGCTCTCGGAGCGGGCATTAGTCCCTGGAAACCTGCTGGTGCAATATACCTGGTGTTGTACCAGTGAATGAAGTTGCGCAAATCTGCAATGCGAGCGGACATCTTACCATGAGGAGAGAATTTAACTTAAAAACAAAAAGTGAACATAGTGTAATGGAAACCGTTGAAGCGCCAGAGCTCGTCGATGCCCCAAACATCGACCGCGTGGCGCTTGAACGCCTGGTAGGAACGAAAATTAATGATATTAAACTGTACCGCAGATCTTTCACGCATAAATCAGCCCTCAAAAAGTACAAGGGTCTTGAAGGCTCGTACGAGACGCTGGAATTTATGGGTGATTCCGTTCTTGGATTTATCATTACGCGATTTCTCTTTGAAAAGTTTCCAGCTGAGCAGGAGGGGTTTTTGACCAAGGCGCGTACGAAACTCGTACGTGGTAAAACGCTGTGCGAAATTTCAAAACGACTTGGACTCGACAAGTGGGTCCTCATGGATGACAAGGGGATGCGTAACGGCTGGAACACCAACGAGAATATCCTCGAGGATGTTTTCGAGGCGCTTGTCGGTGCCATTTACTTGGACATTGGGATGATTCACGCCAAGTCGTTTGTGTTTGCGGCGTTCGAACACGTCGACATGAACCTCACGGATGACAACTACAAGGACCAGCTGATGCGGTGGTGTCAAGCGAACAAAGTGCCGTTGCCCGATTACCAGGTTCGTGGTCAATACAACGGCACGTTTCACATCGAGGTTGTCGTAGATGGTGTTCCGTACGGTTCTGGATTTGCAACCACAAAAAAGCAGGCGGAACAATTTGCGGCCCAGATTGCACTTAAGACGACGGAACGATTTAAAAAGTAGGATGCATCCGAGAGTCGCTGAACTCTTGGCACAATCATACGCCGACCAGCGCAGTCAAGAGTGGCTCGATCTCCGTGGAAACCTCCTGACGGCGAGCGATTTAGCGACGGCCATCGGGCTCAATCCGTACGAAAAGCCAGAAGGACTCTTGGCGAAAAAGTGCGGCGCGGCGCGTCCATGGGCCGGTAACGAAGCGACTGCGCACGGAACACGCCTCGAGCCCATGGTCCGTGATTTGTACGACATGCGCCACGGTCAAATTTCACACGAGATTGGTCTCGTGCAACATCCGGTACACAAATTTCTCGGCGGAAGTCCCGACGGCATCACGGAGTCGGGTCGTCTCCTGGAAATCAAGTGCCCTCTGAGTCGAAAGATCAAACCCGAAGTTCCAGGGTACTATCTTCCTCAGATTCAGCTTTTACTGGAAATTATGGACCTCGAGGTTTGCGATTTCTTACAGTATAAACAGGGCCCTCCAGAGGAGTTTGTCGTCGTCGAGGTTCCACGCGACCGTGAGTGGTTTGCACATTACCTCCCGGTCATGAAAGAGTTTTGGGACCGCGTACTCGCCATGCGTAAGAAGGGTATCTGCGACGTCGAGATTGACGAAATTCCAGTTGAATCAGCTCCGGTCGAAGAGTGTGAGGTCACCATTGATTAAAACACGCGCGAATGCATTCAGCGTAGGTGTCCTTGATGCTTTTGACACCCTGGTATCCGTGAAGGGTTGCAAGCAGCCCGTCACGAATGTCAAGCGCCTGTTGTCTCTCTTTATTTGCGATGGACATGAGCGTACCCTGAATCTCAGGACTGAGTGCGTCCCACGCCTTTTCAGCCTCGAGCCACGATGTCTCTGGATCATCATCAGGCGACTTTCTGTCCTGGATCCAGCGGATCATGTAGTTGTATGCCGCTCTGCTGAGCGAATCGCGCTCAAAGACGTACTCGATTTCACCGTCGCGAAGAACAGTGAGCTCACCATCAATCATCGTAAACTCCATTAGCACGTACCGCGAAAAAAATACTTGTAAATTATAAATGGTGGCTCGATCGAGGTTTCTGGATGCCCAGTCCGTTCTGACTCGCAAAAGACGTACCGCCAAAAGAAAATCAAAAAGTACCAAGAGAAACCCACAGGTTTGGTACACGCCGTACGCAGGACGGTCTCATGTAACACCGCGTACAGTTCCTACGACGGTCGCGGCGGTTGCCAGTTCACGTCTAGAACAGTTGCTGAAACAGCGTAGAAATTTGAACGCGTTGATTCTTATGGCGACTCCCAGAAGTCGGACTGCAGTCGGACCAAATTACAAAAATCTTCACACGCAGAGAGAAAAGATTAACAGAAACATTCAACGGTACCGCGCTATGATAACTCACAGAGGACACATCTCC